AGAATTATCCCTGTATCTGACCCCAACGCCGCGACAATGGCGCAGAAGATTGTGCAGTATCAAGCTGTACTTCAGTTGGCTCAGACTGCCCCGCAGATTTACGACATGCCATATCTGCACCGCCAGATGCTTGATGTATTAGGTATTACAAACGCTAATAAACTCGTCCCACTCAAAGATGGTGACGACATGAAGCCGCGTGACCCCGTATCCGAAAACATGGACGTCATCAACGGTAAGCCAGTCAAGGCGTTCATCTACCAAGACCACGAGTCTCATATTTCTGTACATATGGGGATGATGCAGGACCCGCAGGTTATGGCGATGATTGGCCAGAACCCACAAGGCCAGACCGTCATGGCTGCTATGCAGGCGCACATGCAAGAGCATTTAGCGTTCTCCTATCGCAAACAGGTAGAAGAACAAGCTGGCGTCCCACTTCCGCCACCTAATGCTGAGATGAACGAAGATACAGAGCTTCAAGTTTCGCGCCTCGCAGCAGCCGCTGCACAGCAGCTTCTACAGAAGAAGCAGGCCGAAGCGCAACAGCAGCAAAACCAACAGACGGCTCAGGACCCAATCGTCCAGATGCAGATGCAAGAGTTGGAGATTAAGAAGGGTGAACTCGAACTCAAAAAGCAAAAACTTGCGGTTGATGCTGCTGAAAAGAACGACCGTATCGAGCTTGAGCAGATGCGTATCGAGTCACAAGAAGAAATTGCTGGCCTACAAGCTGGCGTAAAACTTGCGACGTCTAAGGGTGACTTAGACGCCAAACAAGAGGCTGAAGGTCTACGCATTGGCATGGAAATAGCCCGTGAGCAGATGAATATGAACCAGCAACAAAAGGGAGCCACCCCGGCTTTTCCTACAACAGAAGAGGTAACAAATGAGTGATTTACTCAGGCACCTGTCAAAAAAGGTGCAGGACGAATTAAGAGTTATTGAAGCAGACATGGCAATGGGTAACGCTAATGATTTTGGAGCTTATAAGTATGCTTGCGGCATTTACCGTGGCTTACTCGTAGCCAACAATATCATCATCGAAACCGCAGAACGCATGGAGGCTGATGATGACTAGTCTTATTGATGTTGGGGGGCGTCCAATCCCCAAGGTCGGCGCAGCATCCGAATTTGCTGTCGAAGATCGGCCTAAGCAGCTTCCTGATCCATCTGGATACCGCATTCTTTGTGCGATTCCGGACATCGAGAAGACAACTGAGGGTGGGATTATCAAGGCGGATATCACCATTCAACATGAAGGATTGCTGACAATTACGCTGTTTGTCATGAAAGTTGGCCCTGACGCCTATAAGGATAAGAAACGGTTCCCCAGTGGCCCTTGGTGTAAGGAGGGCGATTTTGTCCTTGTACGCCCACATGCTGGTACCCGCGTTAAAATCCATGGGCGAGAGTTCCGCATAATCAACGATGATGCAATCGAAGGGGTGGTTGAAGACCCCAGAGGTATTTCACGCGCATAAGCCTAGGAGGCACAAATGACTGAAGAGAATGATGATTTCTCGTATGAAATCGAAGATGAAGGTACTGACACTGAAGTCAGTAAACCCGAGATTGAGGTAGAAGACGATACCCCTGAGGCCGACCGAGGCCGAGAGCCGATGCCACAGGAGATTGTTGACGAACTCGAAGCCGACGAACTCGAAGAGTATTCTGAAAAGGTCAAGCTTCGTCTAAAGCAGATGAAGAAGGTCTGGCATGATGAGCGCCGTGAAAAGGAACGCTATCAGCGCGAACAGAATGAGGCTCTTACTGCTGCGCAGCGCTACCGCCAAGAAGCCACACAGCTTCGCCAGACAATAGCCCAAGGGCAGGAGTCGTTAATTGGTAGTGTTAAACAGAACGTAGAGTTTGAAATCTCTGAAGCTCGTAGGGCTTACCGTGATGCCTATGAAGCGGGGGACACAAATAAAGTACTTGATGCCCAAGAAAAGCTAAATATTGCTCAGTATAGGCTCGAACAACTCTCTAACTATAAACCTACTTTACAAGCTCAAGAAACTGAAGTACAAATTGATCCGGAAGCGGTCCAAATCCCGCGCCCAGATCAGAAAACTATGGCGTGGCAAGAGCGCAATCAATGGTATGGTCTGGATGAGGAAATGACCGCCTCGGCTCTTGGGCTTCATCAGAAGCTCGAAAAACAGTACGGTAATAAATATATCGGTACTGACGAATATTGGGGCGCTATCGACACAACGATGCGTCGTCGTTTTCCTGAGTATTTCGGGGATTCTGAACCAGCTAGCAGTGACACAAGACCTGCTTCACGTACAAATAAATCAACCGTAGTCGCCTCAGCGTCACGAAGCACATCCTCCAAAAAGATCGTGTTGAAACAGTCCCAACTAACAATCGCTAAAAAGTTGGGAATAACCCCCGAGCAGTATGCTCGTGAAGTTGCTAAGGAGAACAGAAATGGCTGAAAATCGTATCGTACGTGAAACGGAAACTCGTGCACAGGCCGAACGGCCTAAGTCTTGGCAACCAGCTTCAACGCTGCCTGAGCCTGACAAGCTAGACGGATATATGTACCGCTGGGTACGTGTATCTACACTGGGGCAGAATGATGCTCGTAATACTTCGTCGGCTTTTCGTGAAGGCTGGGAACCCGTTCGTATTGAGGAACAACCTAAGTTCCAAAATATAACCGACCCGGATAGTCGATTTAAGGACAACATCGAAGTCGCAGGTTTGTTGCTTTGCAAAATTCCTTCTGAGTTTATGGAACAGCGTCGTGCTCACTTTGAGCAGATGACCCAAGCCCAGAATGAATCCGTGGATAGCAACTTCATGCGCGAGAACGATCCGAGGATGCCGCTCTTTACGGAGCGTAGGTCCAAAACATCGTTCGGTTCAGGCAAATAAATCTTAGGAGTCTAGAAACATGCCATATCCTACTGTTGATGGCCCATATGGGCTTATTCCGATCAATTTGATCGGCGGTCAGGTTTTTGCCAGCGCTACTCGTTCGATTCCGATTACTTCTAACTCTGCAACGTCCATCTTCTTTGGTGACGTCGTAAAGTTGAACTCGTCGGGAACGCTCGATAAAGACGCTGGTACAAACGCAGCCACCCCTGTCGGCGTTTTCCTTGGTTGCTCGTATACCGATCCAACCTTTGGTAAGACGTTCCGTCAGTTCTACACAGCTAACACTGTTGCTTCAGACATCGTTGCATTCGTGCAAGATGACCCTGACGCGCTGTATAAGGTTGCTGTAGTCTCAAGCGGCACCACAATCAGCTTCGTCACCCGTGCAAACGTCGGTGAAAATGCTGTTTTGGTTCAGAACGCTGGTAACACCACTAACGGTGACTCGCGTGTAGCTATTAGCTCCACTACGGGTACTACCTCGACGTTCCCTATCCGCATCATTGATGTCATAGCTGAAACCGCTCGTGCGGGTAACCCCGGTTCGTTTACCGAGGTTGTCGTCAAGTGGAACCAAGGTATGCATCCTTATCTCAACCCAACTGGCGTCTAAAGGAGTCTAACACATGGCAATTTCACGCGCACAACTCCTCAAGGAACTCCTCCCGGGCCTAAACGCTTTGTTTGGTTTGGAATATGCACGCTACGGCGAAGAGCATAAGGAAATCTTTGACACGGAAACGTCAGAGCGTTCGTTCGAAGAAGAAACCAAGCTGTCGGGCTTCTCCGCTGCTCCGGTTAAGAACGAAGGTTCGGCCATCGCATACGACAACGGTCAGGAAGTCTTCACTGCTCGCTACACCCATGAAACGATTGCCCTCGGGTTCTCGCTGACTGAAGAAGCGATTGAAGATAACTTGTATGACAGCCTCTCGGCTCGTTATACTAAGGCCCTTGCTCGTGCGATGTCCTACACCAAGCAGACCAAAGCGGCTGCGGTTTTGAACAACGGCTTTAGTGCATCCTTCCTCGGCGGTGATGGCGTAGCATTGTTCTCGACTTCTCACCCATTGGTATCTGGTGGTGTCAACTCCAACACGCCTTCAACGCAGGCCGACCTCAACGAAACGTCACTCGAAGCCGCAGTCATTCAGATTGCTGCTTGGCAGGACGAGCGCGGTTTGCTGATTGCTGCGAAGCCACGTAAGTTGATCGTTCCACCAAACTTGATGTTTGTTGCTACTCGTTTGCTCGAAACCGACCTACGCGTCGGTACGGCTGATAACGATATCAACGCCCTCAAGAACAACGGTTCGATCCCAGAAGGCTATACCGTAAATCACTTCTTGACCGACACGAATGCATGGTTCCTATGCACAGATGTTCCAAACGGCATGAAGCACTTTGTTCGTACGCCAATGGCGACGGGCATGGACGGTGACTTCGATACTGGCAACGTGCGTTACAAGGCCCGCGAGCGTTATTCGTTCGGTTGGTCTGACCCACTCGGTATGTTCGGTTCGTCCGGTTCTACTTAAGAACTTTAAGAGGGGAGGAGGGAAACCTCTTCCCCTTTTGATTTATCTGGTGTATGCTTACACCTACTAGGTTTTC